CACGCCCGGCACGCTGAACGTCGTCGTCAAACGCGGCGAGGCCGTGTCGCAGCTCCTGGACTTCTCGATCGCCCTGACCGGCTACACGTTCTCGGCCGAGATCGTGTCGGCGGTGACCTACGCCCAGGTCTCCGCCCTGGCCGTGACGGCGGTCAACCTGGCGACCGGGCAGGTGAACGTGGGGATCTCGGCCGCGAACGCGGCGAACGTGCCGGCCGGAACGTACCTCTGGCGGCTCGTCTGGACGCCGCCGGCCGGTGACGCCCGGACCGCCCTCGAGGGGATCTGGGAGGTCACGCGCTGATGGGCATCGACGTTACCGTGACCGACCAGAACGTCCAGGTATCGACGAGCGGCCAGACCGTGAACGCGAGCGTCTCGGGCGGCGTCGGGCCCGCGGGCCCCACCGGGGCCGCCGGGCCGCAGGGGCCGACAGGCCCAGCCGGGGCGACGGGCCCAGCAGGGGCGACCGGGCCGGCAGGCCCGACGGGTGCGGCAGGCCCGCAGGGGCCAGCCGGGGCGACCGGGCCGCAGGGACCTACCGGGCCGGCAGGGACGACGACCTGGGCCGGCATCACCGACAAGCCCGCGACGTTCGCTCCGTCTGATCACGCCCACGGCAACATCACGAACGACGGCCTGATCGGCGATAACACGAACTCCGGGAGATTCGTCACCACCGACGACGGCGGTACGCTCACCACGTCCAGCGCGTCGACGGCGCGGACGCTGCTTCAGCTCGGCGGCGCGGCGACGCTGAACGTCGGCACCGCGGCCGGCACCGTGGCGGCCGGCAACGACGCGCGGCTCTCCGACGCGCGGACGCCGACCGCACACACCCACGCCGCGAGCGACATCACCAGCGGCACGCTCGACGCGGCGAGGCTCGGGGCTCACGGTTCGGCACACAGTGCGGGTGGCTCGGACGCTGCGACGCTGTGCGAGAACTACACGTTCACGCGATCAAGTAAGCCGGCAGATGCGATCGGGTCTGGCGGCGCTTACACCTGGACGGTTCCGGCTGCGGCAAAGGCTATAACGCTCGACGTTACTGGCGGCGGCTCCGGCGGCGGCAGCGGACGGCGAGGCGTAGCCGGTACTGTTCGGGGCGGCGGCGGCGGTGGCGCTGGCGGCGGCAGAACGATCTACACTTTTCCGGCGGCAGAACTGTCGTCTCGTGGGCTCACTGTAATAGTCGGAGCCGGCGGGGCTGGTGGCGCAGCACAGTCAGTTGACGATGCGAACGGCAACAGCGGCAGTTCTGGCGGGCCGTCGAGCGTTCAGATTAGTTCGACTGCAAACTTCCTAGCGTACGCTTTCGGAACGACCGGCGGCGGTGGCGGCACCACTAGCGGCGGGGCTGGCGGCTCGCCTGCATGGACTTCTACCTATACCGGCGCAAGCGGCGGCGCTGGTGGGGCGGCTGGCGCCGCGGCGGTGCCCGGATACTCCGCGCAAGGCGCGCAGGGCGGGGGCGGCGGTGGCGGTATTACCAGCGCTAATGTCCCCGGCTCTGGCGCCGCGGGGTACTACAGAGAAATCACGAGAAACACGATAGCCAGCCCTGCCGGCGGCGCCGCCCACGGCGGCAGCGGGCAAGCGGGGCTTGCCGGCGCCGCGGGCGGCTCTGGTGGCGGCGGCTCTGGTGGCGCAGCGTCAACGCTCACCGCCGGTGGCTCTGGCGGCAACGGCGGCGCCTATGGCGGCGGCGGCGGCGGCGGCGGGGCATCGCTGAACGGATTCTCCAGCGGGGCCGGCGGGAGCGGCGGGGACGGGATTGTTCGGATAACCGTCTGGTACTGACATGGGCGCTAACGCAACCTCTCTCGCGATCCTCGACGCCGACGGGCGAGTCGTCACATTCGTGCGTCTCGACGTACCCGAGGCATGGGCACCGCCCGAGGGATGCACGGCCGTCCCGGATGATGAACTGCCGCAGGGCTGGCAGCGTGCCCCATCGACCGATCCCGTTCCGCCTTCTATCTCCCCTCGTCAGGCCCGCCTCTGGCTGGTCTCGCACGGCGTGACGCTCGCGTCCGTCGACGCGGCGATCGGCTCGATCTCCGACGACGTGACCCGCGAGTCCGTCCGCGTGGAGTGGGAGTATGGTCTCGAGGTCCAGCGGTCGAGCCCGTGGCTCTCGGCCCTCGGGGCGGCCCTCGGCCTGGACGACGACGCGATCGACCAGGCGTTCCGCGAGGCATCGACCCTCTGATGCCTGCCCGCGTCGAGCGATGGTCGCCGCCCCGAATGAAGCGGACCACCGCCACGAAGGAGACCGCCCACTACCGGACCGCCGACTGGCGGGCGCGACGCATGCGGATCCTGACGCGCGACGCGTTCGTCTGTCGTGCATGCTCACGCGTGGCCTATGCCAAGGCCGCCCACGTCGACCACATCGTTCCCCTCGAGGAGGGCGGCACCGACGACGACGCGAACCTCCAGGTCCTGTGCCACGCGTGCCACGGGAAGAAGACACGCGAGGAGCAGCGGCGGCGGGGGCGACTGTGATTCACATCGTGACCGGTCACATCTGCTCTGGGAAAACGACGTTCGTCCGACGGCACGCGAGACGCGGGGACGTGATCATCGACATGGATCTCCTGGCCCATGCCATGACGACCGAAGACATCGAGGACCACGACTACCCCGACCACATCGGCGAGATCGCCAGAGCCGCTCGCTGGCACGCGATCGACGCCGCGGTCCGTCTTCACTCCTCGGGGACATTCGACGTGTGGATCGTCCACGCGTATCCCGAGGCACGCGACTACGTCACCTATCGACGCATGTCGGCCACATGGCACGAGATCGAGGCGGAGCAGGGCACGCTGCGCGATCGGGCCGCACGCGAGCGACCGGAGCGGTTCCGTCGCGTGCTGGAAGAGCGGCTCGCGGACGGGGTGGGGTCGGCCGCCGGCCTGCCATTGTGTCCATGACACCGTGTGCCCTCGGCGCGTATTTCTGAACGGTTTTTTCGCAACGGAGCCGACTACCATGGGCCGCCGCGGCCGCCACCCCGACCCCAACTCCGCCCGCAGCCGAGCAGCGGTCGCCCGTGCGGCCCAGATCGGAGCGATCGGCTCCGCGCCCCCGGCCGCCGGCTCCGCCCCGGCACCGCGCGCGGTGAAGGCCCCCGCATCGGTCACCGCCAGGCCCGCGGCCGCCCGGTTCTGGAAGGCCCACGCCGCGGACCTCGAGGCCGACGGCCGCCTGACCGCGGACCGGGCCGAGACGTTCGGGCTCCTCGCCCACCTGTTCGCCGATGCCGAGCAGCTCGCCGAGCAGGTCGCCGCCGAGGGCTGGATCACCGCAACCGACAAGGGCCAGGCCCCCTCGCCGGTCGCCCGGCTCCTGCGTGACTCGCGGCGGGATTACGTCATGCTCGCCAGGGAGTTCGGCCTGACGGCGGCCGCCGCCGGCCGGATTCCCCAGGACATCACGCATGCCGAAGCGCCCGTCGAAGACCCCGAAGCCGCGACCCTCGCGAAGCTCCGCGTCCGCGGCTGACCCGAAGCGGCGGCCCGAGTACGTCGCCGGCTACCAGTGGGATGCCGAGGCCGCCGAGGCCCCGGTCGAGTTCATCGAGACCCTCTGCCGTCACCCCGACGAACGCGGCGGCGACCCGCAGCGGATCGAGCTCATCGACTGGCAGAAGGAGCGGGTCCTTCGGCCCCTGTTCGGCTGGCGACGCGCCGACGGCCGGCTCCGTTTCCGCCGGGCCGGGATCTTCGTCCCGAAGAAGAACCGCAAGAGTTCGCTGATGTCGCAGCTCGCCCAGTACATGGCGACCTGCCACGCCCCGGCCCAGGACGTGTTCCTCGCGGCGAACGACCGCCTCCAGGCCCGGACCATGTATCGAATGGTCCGCCAATCGGTCGAGGCATCGCCCACGCTCTCGAAGCTCCTCGAGGTAATCGACTCGCGGTCGATCATCCGCAATCGCGAGACCGGGAAGGAGATCCGCTGCCTGTCGTCCGACTCCTGGCGGAACGAAGGCCTGAACGGCTCCGTGATCCTGGACGAGATCCACTCGTTCCGCTCGCCGGATCTGGTCGACGCCCTGATCTACGCCACGCGCGGCACCGCGAACGGTCTCGTGATCTCGATCTCGACGGCGGGCTCCGATCGGAACGGCATCGGCTGGCGATGGTGGCAGGACTGCGAGCTCGTGATCGCGGACCCGAAGGTGAACCCGACGTTCTATGGTCTGATCTACGCCGCGGCCGAGACCGACGACTACGCGTCGCCGGCGGTCTGGCGGAAGGCGAATCCGTCGATGGGGGTCGCTTTCCCCGAGGACGAGTTCGCGGCCGACTACCAGGACGCGAAGACCGACCCGCGGAAGATGTCGAAGTTCCTCCGCTACTCGCTGAACGTCTGGCAGGCCGCCGACGCCCGATGGTTCCAGGGCGACGACTGGGCGAAGTGCGGCTCGGCCCCGCTCACCCCGCTCGAGGGCCGGCCGTGCTGGGTCGGCGTCGACCTGGCCTCGAACCTCGACATGACCGCGGCCGCGTTCGTGTTCAAGGAGGCCGACGGCTCCTATTCCGTCGTCTGGAAGTACTGGGTCCCGAGCGAAACCGTGGCCGACCGCGTCCGCGAGGGCATCCCCTACGACGCGTGGATCCGCGACGGATGGGTGACCGTGACCGACGGACACCGGCTCGATCACGAGGCCGTGGCTCGAGACATCATCGCGTTCGGCGAGGCCCACGAGATCAAGGCCGTGGGGTGCGACCCGTGGCAGGCCGGGGCCCTGGAGACGCTCCTACAACGCGAGGGCATCACGACGAAGGACATCCCGCAGCGGACGGCCTACCTCAACTCGTCTTGCAAGCTGCTCGAGGCCCTGGTCGTCGAGGGCCGGCTTCGCACGGGCGGGAACCCGGTCGCGACGTTCAACGCGAACAATGTCTGCGTCTACACGGATCCCACGGGGATGATCAAACCCGACAAGGCGAAGAGTAACGAGAAGATCGACGGCATCGCGGCGCTCGTGAACGCGCTCGCTCTCGCGTCCACCGACGAGGACACCGGCGAGGCCGCGAACCTCGACGACTGGAAGATCCGACTCCTGTAGCCGAGATTCTGCCGGGGGCCGCCGGGGGAAACTGGCGGGCATGCCCAGCCCCAGAAAACGCCCGGCCACCCCCGGAGGCCGCGGCAGCCGCCGCCGGACCCCGGCGAAGGCCGCCGCGGCCCCGCGCGTGATCTCGATCCGACGGACCACGCTCCCGGTGCCGGGGACGTGGGGCGACATCCTGCCGTCTGTCGTTGGCCCCGAGACCGCGGTCCGCGTGTCGGCGATCTTCGGGGTCGTCCGGTGGATCGCCCAGGCCGTCGGCATCTGCCCCATGCAGATCATGCAGGAGCGGCCGGACGGCCGCCGCGAGAAGGCGGACCTCCCCTGCGCCTACACGCTGCGGAAGCGGCCCAATAACTGGCAGTCGGCTTGGGACTTCTACGTCCTCCAAGCCTACTGGACCGCCCTCCACGGCAACGGCTACGCCCGCGTGGTCTCGGGCGACCGCGGGTGGATGACGCAGCTCATCCCGCTCCACCCGTCCCGCGTGAAGGTCGAACAGTCGGCCGTCGACTACTCGCTGACCTACAAGTTCTGGACCGAGAAGGGCCAGTGGGAGCCGATCCCGGGCCCCGTGCTCCATTGGCGATGGATCTCGGATAACGGCATCGTCGGACACGCCCCGGCCGAGATGAACGCGACGAGTATCAACCTCGCGCGGCAGCTCGACACCGCGGCCACCGCGTTCTGG